GACTTTCACAGTACAATTGCTAAAATGGTTTTTGATTTGCCCTGTGAGGTAGAGGTAGTAAAAAAACTATTTGGCGATAAACGTCAAAGTGCTAAAGCAATCTCATTTGGTATTTTATACGGCAGTGGCCCGCAAAAAGTATCTGATACAGTTTCTAAATCAACAAGGGAAGTTTATGGTGTCGACAGGGCTAGAGAAGATATTAAGTCTTATTTTACAAAATTTAGCGGGCTTAAAAACTGGCTTAACTCTAGGAAAGAATTTATTGAGCAAAATGGCTATACTTATAGTTTTTTTGGTCGCAAGCGCAGGCTGCCTAATGTGTTTAGCACAGATAAAGGTATTGCCGCCCACGAGGTTAGGTCAGGGATTAATTCAGAGATACAATCTATCGCTAGTGATGTAAACTTATTAGCAGCAATAGATACCGCAAATGAAATAAAAACTAAAGGTTTAGACGCTAAAATATTTATGCTGGTGCATGACTCTATTGTTGCCCTAGTAAAAGACGAGCACGTACAAGAATACTGTGAAATTTTAAAAACCAATACACAAAAAGACCGCGGTTGCTCTATTAAAAACTGCTCTATTGGCGTAGATCAAGATATAGGTCAGGATTATAGTTTTGGAAAATTTGATCAATATTACCAATATACAAATTCTGAGCTTTCCCGTATTTAAAATAGGTATACACGAGCCTCAGCTAGATCAGGGGCTTGTGTACTACTATTTTGAAAAAGAATTATATACAGAAAATGGCACTACAAAAAAACTATCTTATCAAGTAATAGACGACAGAAATTTAAATCATGCTACCCTAAGCCGCCGCAGGCTGCAGCTTAAAAGTGAAGGTGTAAAACTAGCGCAAATTAGTAATGCTGTGTACTTTTTGGGTGATTTAATTAAACTGGCAGACCGAAAAACTTGGTTTATTGACAGCATAGGCAATATATTTAAGTACAAAAAAAGCAATCGCGCCAAGCTGCACTTTTATAAGATTGAAAATTTAATACCGATTACAACAGGCGGAGTTATAGTGGTTGGAAAAAACCTAAACACTAGATTTAAATCTCTTTATGCTCCAGCAGCAGATAAAACCCATATAGGTGTACTTCACTTTAATAAAACACACATTTTATACGGGTTTTACAATCAAGCCTATGACAGCACCTGGAGAATGATTTAATGCCAAAAGCAATAATATCAAATAGAATATACCTAGATGTAACCCAAGAGCAGGCCGGTACATTAATCAGAACCTTAACCTATAAAATTAAAAAAAATATTCCAGGTGCTACACACTTCAGTCAATTTGAAATTATTAAAAATTTCAAAATGTTAGGTAAAAACGTTATTTCAATCCCAGCAGGCAGAACTGATTTAATTCCTGAAAACTATGAGATAATAGATAAAAGAACAAATCAGGAAATGCCATTTCCTGTGCCAAAATTAAATTTACGAGAAGACCAACAAACTGTATATGACCTAGTTTCAGATACCTGTTTTATTAACGCTATGGTAGGTTGGGGTAAAACATTTTGTGCCCTGCATATTGCCCGTAAACTAAGCCAAAAAACACTTGTAGTATGTCATAACACCATGCTGCGTGATCAGTGGATTGAAGAAGCTCAAAAACTATATGATATGCCTATAGGCATAATTGGTAGCGGTAAGTTTGATATTGACCATGTGATTGTAGTTGGCAATATACAAACACTAACTAAAATGCTACCTGAAATATCCAAAGAGTTTGGAACCGTTATAATAGATGAAGCTCACCACTGCCCTGCTAGTACTTTTACTAGTTTTATTGACGGTATGTATGCTAGATATAAAATTGGACTAAGTGGAACAATGAGCCGCAAGGACGGCAAACATATTTTATTTAAAGACTTTTTTGGATTTAAACTGTTTCAACCGCCATCAAGTAATACCCTAACACCTGTAGTGCAAATTGTAAATACTGGCATTAGTTTAGCGCAAGGTGAAACTTGGGTTAAAAAAATGAATATACTTCAGTATGATTTAGATTATCAAAGTTTTATAGCCAGCGTAGCTAAACTGCAAATGGATCGCGGGCATAAAGTACTAGTTATAGCAGATAGAGTGGAATTCTTACAAAATTTAGGAGAACTAATAGGTGAAAACTGTGTGTGCATTACTGGGGGGACAACTTATGAAGAAAGAACTGCACTTAAACAACAAGTTGAAAATGGCGAAAAAACCTGCATTGCTGGCAGCCGCCAAATATTTTCAGAAGGCATATCAATAAACATATTAAGTTGTGTAATTTTAGCCAGTCCTATAGCCAACGATGCTTTACTAGAGCAAATAATTGGTAGAATAATGCGTCAGCATGAAAACAAGCTTCAACCTTTAGTAGTTGATATGAACTTTAAGGGTGCAAGCGATAAAAAACAAAATAAGCAACGATTAGACTTTTATATAAGAAAAGGCTGGCAATTAGTAGGCATGTAAATTTAGACTTGTTGCCTCTATCAAATAATGTTATAATAATAAGTCTGATGAGGCATAATGACTTTATTTTTTGATTTAAAAACACTAGAGTCTCAGAGTGGACATGACCCTTTTAAGTTTGTAGCACTACTTGAATACTACTATACAAAAAAATTACCAAGTAAAAAAAGCAAATACAAACCAAGCAAAATTTCACTAACAGGAAATAGTTTTATATTAAACCCCCGTCTTTTATTTGCTGATACTATAACCGACGTACTATTTAGAGTACAATATATAAAATTAGCAGCTTACAGAGACTACAGTCTATATAAACTATTTAATTATAAGTGTCTAGATTTATCCTTTTTTCCTGAAATAAATCAAGACGCAATTAAACATAATCCGTTATTAACAATAACACTAAAACAAATTAAATTCAAATACGAGGAAATTTAGAAAATGGCATTAGCATTTACGCAGACTAAAGGTAAAGCAGTTAAAAACAGCTATGAAGCATACGCATACAAAGACGGCGAAAACACAGTTCGTCTAGTTGGTGGCATTTTGCCCCGATATGTTTACTGGCTAAAAGGCACAAATAACAAAGACATTCCCGTTGAGTGCTTGGCCTTTGATCGTGAAAAAGAAAAATTTACAAATGTAGAACTAGACCATGTTCCAGAGTATTTTCCTGATAAAAAGTGCAGCTGGAGCTACTCAGTAAATGCCTTAGTAGATGGCAAAGTTGTTGTGTTAAATTTAAAGAAAAAACTGTTTGAACAAATTTGCAGCGCTGCTGAAGATTTAGGCGACCCTACTGATCCCGTTTCTGGCTGGGATGTAGTTTTTAAACGAGTTAAAACCGGCCCACTAGCATTTAATGTTGAGTATACGCTATCTGTACTGCGCTGCAAAAAGCGCGCACTTACTCCAGAAGAAAAAGCAATTGTTGAGCAAGCTGTTCCAATTGACGCAAAATTTACACGACCAACACCTGAAGAAGTAAAAGCCACCTTAGAGCGTTTAGTTACTGATGCAGATGAAAATGCTGAAAGCATTGACTCAGAGTCAGTTAGTGATTTAACACAATAAAATTAAGCCTCTTGAATTTTACATTCAAGAGGCTTTTTGTTCTACTAAAAATCAATGAAAATACTATTTACAGCAGACATACATATTAAACTGGGTCAAAAAAATGTTCCTGTAGCATGGGCATTAAATCGTTACTCAATGTTTATAGAACAACTAACTAAACTTCAAAAAGGCTGTGATATGCTGGTGTTAGGCGGCGATGTTTTTGATCGTATGCCTACTATGGATGAACTAGAAGTCTACTTTGACTTAGTAGCATCAATAACTACACCTTGTATTATTTATGCAGGCAATCACGAAGCCTTAAAAAAGGATACAACATTTTTTAGTTTTTTAAAACGTAGCACAACTAGACTTAATACCCTAGTGACCATAATTGATGATTTCTACTCAGTAGAAAATCTAGATTTTATTCCCTACAACAAACTAAAAGAATTTGAAAAAGCACCGCACTTAACTCATGGAAATGTTTGTTTTACCCATGTTCGTGGAGAAATACCCCCACACGTAAAACCTGAAATTGATCTAGCACTATTTGATCGTTGGGACATAGTACTTGCAGGCGACCTACACAGCTATGAGAATTCGCAAAGAAATATACTGTATCCAGGTAGTCCTTGCACTACCAGCTTTCATCGTAATAGAGTAGAAACTGGCGTTATTATTTTTGATAGCGTTACGCTTGAGCATGAGTGGGTAAAACTAGAACTGCCACAACTAATTCGTAAAACTATTAGTGCTGGTGATAAAATGCCTGCTACAGAATATGATCATACTATTTACGAAATTGAAGGTGACATGGCTGAGTTAAGCTCTTTAGCTGACAATAGCCTGATAGATAAAAAAGTAGTAAAACGACAAATAGATACAGCACTAATACTAGATCCAAATATGACTATAGGTGCGGAACTGCAAGAGTATTTAACTTATATTTTACAGTTACCAGAAAAATCAGTAGAAGATATAATTCAAGTATTAAATAACAATATAGATAAGATTACCCTAGAATGATAACTTTTAAAGAACTAAGATGGAGTAATGCTTTTTCCTATGGTCCCGATAATAAAGTTGTACTTAATGGTACTCCACTTACACAAATTGTTGGAAAAAATGGGCACGGAAAAAGCTCAATAGCTTTAATAATTGAAGAAGTCTTATACAATCAAAACAGTAAAAAAATCAAGAAAGCAGACATACTTAATCGGTATACTAAGGATAAAAATTATACTATAGAGCTAGAGTTCGACAAAGACGGCACAGAGTATGTTATAAAAACAACCAGATCAAACAACACTAGCACAGTAAAACTTTACCGTGATGGCGTTGATATTAGTAACCATACTGCAACTGGTACATATAAGTCAATTGAGTATATTATAGGTTACGATCATAAAACATTTAGTCAAATTGTTTATCAAAGTAGCGTAGGGTCGCTGGAGTTTTTAACAGCAACTGATACAGCGCGTAAAAAGTTTTTAATTGATCTGCTAAATCTAAATATCTATACTAAAGCAAGTGAGGTATTTAAAAGTTTAGCTAGTGATGCTTCTAAGGGCTTAGACTCTACGCAAACTAAAATTGCTACTATTAAAGCTTGGCTTAAAAAATACGAAGGTTTAGACCTTGCCATACAACAGCCTGATGCAGAACCAGATGCACCAGTTGAGTTAACTGCAACTATTACGCTTAAAACTAATGAATTAAAAAATATTGAAACCACAAATAAAAAAATAATAACTAACAACAAGTATAAAGAACTATTAAGCAAAATAAAAATTGGTGACGCGCCAAACAAGCCAGAATCAACTGACAAATTAAATTTGTTAAAAGTTGATCTTGCTGTAATTGAAAAAGAAATTGCAGAAGGCAATAAACTTGCAGCAAAATGTAATCAACCAATAAGTATATGCACAAGCTGTAAACAGACTATTGATAATACTACAATGTTTACAATGGCTGAAGATTTTAAAAACACTAAAAAACCTGAACTAGAAAAACAAAGTGCGGAAATAGCACAAGCAATAAAAACAATAGAGTCTGAAAAAACAGAGTGGAATACTTATAATAATAAAGTGTTAGAAGTAGAAAAATATCATGCTTTAATTGACGCTGATCTAACAGACATATTAGTTGATAAAGATTTATTAATTACAGAAATAGCAGAACTTGAAACCACAGTTGCTGATATAACCAAAAAAATTACAGCCATTAGAAGTAAAAATAAGCTAATAGCTGAGCACAATTCCAAAGTGCTAGTAGTGTCAGAACAAATGGATTCAATGAAAACAGACTTAGAGCAGCTTAGCGCTGAACTCTCAGTAAAACTAACTGAACTAACTAATCTGCAAATTTTAGTTAAAGCGTTCTCTACAACTGGTCTAGTAGCATATAAAATAGAGTGCTTAGTAAAAGATCTAGAAAGTTTAACTAACGAGTACTTAGCAGAACTTGCTGATGGTAGATTTCAGATTAGTTTTAGAATAGCTAGTTCTGATAAACTAAATGTAGTAGTAACTGATAATGGCAATGATATTGATATTGCTGCACTAAGCAGCGGTGAACGTGCCAGAGTAAATGTATGTACATTACTTGCAATACGTAAACTTATGCAGTCATTGTCTAATTCCAGAACCAATCTGCTAATACTAGATGAAACAGTAGAAAATCTAGATAGTGAGGGCAAAGAAAAACTTATTGAAGTTTTACTAAAAGAAGAAAACTTAAATACTTTCTTAATATCTCATGGATTTAGCCATCCCTTGCTGGAAAAACTTCAGGTTGTAAAAAGCAAAAACTTATCTAGGATAGAAGCATGACAGTAGACTCCAGAGCAAAAGGTGCACGAGCCGAAACAATAGTTAGAGATTTACTACGCAAACTTACAGGTTTGCAATGGGAGCGTGTACCTAGCTCTGGTGCCTTGGATGCAAAACACGGGTTAAAAGGTGACTTGTATGTACCAAATCAAAATAATTTATACTCAGTAGAAGTAAAACACTATGAGCAAGATCACCTTACTAGCAGCGTACTTACAGCAAAAGATCCACAACTATTAATATGGTGGGAACAAGCAGTAAGACAAGGAAAACAGGTTAATAAAATACCCTTACTAATATTTAAACATGACAGATCAAAAATATTCTGCGCGTACTCAGATATTCCTAGTAGCAATTATAGATTTATATCTTTAAATATTAAAGAACATTGTTTTAATGTAGCACTACTAGAAGATTTTATTTTGCATGAAAGCCCAAAATTTATATCTTGAATATATCAGTAAAAAGTGTTATAATAAGTATTACAATCGAGAAACAACATGACAAAAACATTCGAAGATATTATATCTACAGAAAATAGCAGTTTAATGATAGTAGATAGTTTAAATTTAGCTTTTAGATATAAACATAGTGGTGCAGTAGATTTTGCAGAAGATTATAGAAGAACAGTAGATAGCCTTAAAAAATCCTACAAATCTAGTAAACTTATAATTGCAGGAGATATTGGTTCTAGCAGTTATAGAAAAAACTTATATCCAGAGTATAAACAAAATCGTAAAGATAAATACGCAGAACAGTCTGAGCAAGAAAAACAAGAGTTTGAAATGTTTTTTGAAGAAGTACAGACTATATTATCAAAGTACGAAGATGAACAAAAATACCCTGTTTTACGTTTTAAAGGCGTAGAAGCAGACGATATTGCCGCATATATTGTTAGTAAAAGAAAAAAATATGGCTTAGAGCAAATATGGTTAATATCAAGTGATAAAGACTGGGATTTACTAGTACAACCTGGAGTAAGTAGGTTTAGTTATGTAACTAGAAAAGAAATAACTATTGATAACTGGTCTGATCACTATGATTTTAGTCAAGATGACTACATTAGCATTAAATGTCTAACAGGTGATAGTGGCGACAATGTTCCAGGAGTTCCGGGTGTAGGCCCAAAACGTGCAACACAACTAGTACAAGACTACGGTAGTAGTTATGATATTATTGCCGCATTACCTATTAGTAGTAAATACAAATATATTTCAGCAATAAATGATTTTGGTGCTGATAGACTGCTTTTAAATTATAAACTAATGGACTTAATCAGCTTTTGTGATGAGGCAATTGGTGAAGAAAACTGTAAAACAATAGACAAAATTTTAGAAAGCTATATAAATGAGTGATTTTATTAATATTAATCGCAGGTACGACCCTAATACTGATCGGCAAATATACCCTGTAATTCAATGTCAAGTTGCAGACCCACAGTTTTTGCCAGAACGTGTACACGCCACCGATGCAGGCGCAGATTTACGTAGTACTGAAACCCTAGATATTTATCCAAACGAACAAAAATTTATTGATACAGGAGTAGCGGTAAAAATTCCAGAGGGCTACGCGGGCTTTGTTCTTAATAGAAGCAATCAGGGAAAAAAGGGAATTACAATCCCTCACAGCGTAGGCGTTATAGATAGTGATTATCGTGGCAATATAAAAGTAATTTTAAAAAATACTTCCGAAGATATTTATAAAATTCAAACCGGTGACAGAATTGCACAACTGGTTATTGTACCAGCATTGCTGTGCGGATTTGCAGACATCTGGAATGATACACAACGAGGTACTGCTGGTTTTGGCAGTACTGGAACATAAAGGAACATATGACAGTAAGTACAAGAGCGCAAGTAATCACACGCAGAACATATAACAGACCTATTAGTGATGATGGTAAACAGTTTGAAACATGGCAAGAAACAGTAGCCAGAGTAATCGATCATCAAGAGTGGCTGTGGCAACGAGCCGTAGATCGAGACCTAAATGATGTAGAATATGCAGAACTTTATGATCTTGAACAACTAATGCTAGATCGTAAAGTATTAATGAGTGGTCGTACCCTCTGGCTGGGCGGCACTACGGTGGCAAAAACTCGTGAAGCATCACAATTTAATTGTAGCTTTACTAACGTAGAAACAGTGTATGATGTAGTAGATGTACTATGGTTGCTGCTTCAGGGTTGCGGAGTAGGATTTAAACCAATTGTTGGTACACTAAATGGTTTCTCAAAGCCGGTTAAAAATATTCGTGTAGTACGATCAACACGAGTAGATAAGGGCGGCAATGAAGAAAATGTAGAAACTTGGGATGCAGAAACAAAAACTTGGACACTACAAGTTGGAGATTCAGCAGAAGCATGGGCTAAATCAATTGGTAAGCTACTGGCAGGTAAATACCCTGCTAATACTCTAATTTTAGATTTTAGTCAATTACGTCCCGCAGGAGAAAGGTTAAAAGGTTATGGATGGATTAGTTCGGGTGATAATGCTATTAGTACTGCTTACGTCGCTATTGCCAATATACTTAATGGTCGCGCTGATAGTTTACTTACTAGGATGGATATTCTGGACATTGTTAATCATCTTGGGACTATCCTCAGCAGTCGTAGAAGTGCTGAAATCGCCCTTTTTGACTACGGACAACCAGAATGGGAAGAGTTCGCAGTAGCTAAAAAAGATTGGTGGTTACATAATAACGCGCACCGTACACAGTCAAATAATAGTTTAGTATTCAAAGAAAAACCTTTAAAATCTGACTTAGAGCGTATTTTTAGCATGATGCAGGAAGCAGGTGGAAGCGAGCCTGGATTTATTAACGAAGTTGAAGCTTTACGCAGAGCACCGTGGTTTAAAGGCGCAAATCCTTGTGTAGAAATTTTACTTGGAAATAAAAGTTTCTGTAATCTAACAGAAACTGATATTAGTAAGTTTAAAGGCAACACTGCTGAACTGCATAACGCAATTAGACTGGCAGCCAGAGCAAACTATCGTCAAACTTGTGTTAACCTTAGAGACGGCATCCTACAAGAAGCTTGGCATTTAAATAACTATTTTATGCGACTGTGTGGTGTTGGTTTAACTGGCATTGCCATGCGACCAGACATGGGAAGCTATGACTATGAATATCTAAAACGAACAGCAACTGGCGCTGCTATTGGCATGGCACAAGAACTAGGACTACCCAGCCCTAAAAATGTTACTTGCGTTAAACCTAGCGGCACACTAAGTAAAATTATGGATACCACAGAGGGCGTACACAAGCCGCTTGGTAAATATATTTTTAATAATGTGCAGTTTAGTAAGCATGATCCTGTAGTTGATAAACTACGTGAAGCCAACTACAGAGTTATCAATCACCCAGTTGATGACAGTGGTGTATTAGTAACTTTTCCTGTAGCTTGGGATGATGTTCCTTTTGACAAAGTAGCTGGTAAAGAAGTTAATTTAGAGAGTGCTGTTGTACAACTTGAACGCTACAAGCTGTTGCAAACCAGCTGGAATCAGCAAAATACTAGTGTAACAATTAGTTATGATCCCACAGAAGTTTCAGATATTATTGACTGGTTATTAAAAAATTGGGACTGCTATGTAGGGGTTAGCTTTATTTATCGTACAGACCCTACAAAAACAGCAAAAGATCTTGGTTATTTATATCTTCCACAAGAAGTAGTAACTGAACAAGATTATAAAGAGTATGTAGCAACACTAGGTACAATTAATCTTGATGAAGCTAATAGTTTTGATGAAATTATTGGTGACGAATGTGCAACGGGCGCTTGCCCAATTAGATAAATTTATAATATATGACAACTCAAAATACCGAACTATCTTTTAATCTTACAGTTGAAGAGGCCAACATAATCCTTACGGCACTTCAAGAATTACCTGCTAAAATTGCAAACCCTTTAACTCAAAAAATGCATGAACAAGCTAAAGGTCAAATGACTGCCGAAGTTGCAGAAACAGAAGTAGTAGAAGCAGTTTAAAAACAAAAAGCCACATAACACTAGTTATGTGGCTTTTTTATTTATTGTTGTGTATGTGATTCAAATCTTTGTATTAAATTTTGTAGACTTTGTTTGCCAGTTTCTGTTTTAAAAAATTCAGGTAATTTATCTAGGTTGTTTGACAGAAAAACCTGTTGACTGGTTTCTAGGGCTTGTCCAAAAGCTCTATAAGTGTCAAACTTTTGCAAACTCATTTTTATTATTACTGGGTTTTCTCTAATTGCAGTAGCAATAGCATCAGGTGTTACTATTTTTAGTAAATCGCTTAACATTTTAAATTATTTCCCATTGTGTTCCGGTAAATATAACTGTAATAGCCTGATTTGTGCTTAGTATCTGAGAACTAGAACCGTTTATTTTTTCCGGAGCAGTTGATTTTACAGTTATAATAGCATTATCTTGATTTTTTACTACATAGATTTTGCCTAATACACCTTTTGGTAGTGTTATTGTTATACCGCTATCTATAGCACCTATATAATAATCACTTGCAATAGCAGTATAATTAACTTTTGTTAATTTTACTGAATATATTCCGTTATCTGTATTAGTAGCTGATAGTATTCCTGCGGCTGTAATAGCTAAACCACTTCCAACTTGTACTACTCCAAGTGCGCTAGTAGTAGCAATATCAGTATCTAATACAACTGGAAATATACCTGGAGGTGTTGTAGCTACAGGTGTTTGAGTTAGTGCACGCCCTGCTCTAACTGTACTTGGTGGTCTGTTATAGGACATATTAGGTAATTAACCATTGAGTACCGTTATATATTAAGGTTACTGACCCATATGGAGCACTAATAGTAGCATTAGCTGCTCCATCAATAGTTCCTGCTGTTGGAGTAATTGTAATAGGTGTAGCTATTGATGCCAAGCCTAGCGCATCTTTAATAATAAAAGTTTGACCTGTTACACCTGCAGGTAAATTAACTTGTACTGCAACTGGGCCAGGTACTTGAACGCTAATAGCTGCATCTGCACTTAGTACTGCTATTGGTGTTGCAGTTGCTACTCTAATGGCGGTAATTACAACTCCACCTGTATTAATAGTAATTTCATTTGCACCAGTACCAGTTGTAGGCGTTATTACAATGCCCGTACCTGCTTTAATTGAACCTGGATTATTTGTATACGACATATCTATTTCCTAAAAATTAAGTTATGCTCCAATTAGAGCCATTAAATACTACTGTAATGCTTCCAAAAGGCACATTAATAGTGGCTGTACCAATATCAACATTTTGTCCCGTACCCTGAATTGTAATAGCAGCATTATTAGCATTACCACTACAATCTTTAATTACATATACTGTACCCAAAATACCTACTGGTAAAGTAATTGTTACAGGTGCTACAGTTAGTACGCATAAAAAGTAGTCTGCGGCTGTAGCAGTATAAGTAGCCGTAGTTACATCAGTAACAGGCACTATTCCTGGAGTGCCAGGAGGCCCAGCAGGTCCAGCAGGCCCAGGAGGTCCAACAGGCCCAGGAGGCCCAACCCCGCTATTATTTATAAATAAATCACAGTCTGGAAAAGGCGGAAAAGGTGGAAAAAGTGGTGAAAAAGGCACAATTGTTTGAGTTTGAGATTGTGTTTGATACATACTAATTATCCTTTTAAAAAGCCCCACTGCTTGTGGCTGCGGGGCTTAACTAATTAACGAATATTAGTATTAGTATTTGCTGGATTAGCGGTTAGTGTGCCACTTCCAACATTAATTGCCTCATTAGTTGAACGAATTTGCTGACCTAGTCCCCAAATCATATTAGCTAACTGACCATACTGTTGTTGTTGCTGTGTTTGTTGTTGCATTTGGTTAATGTTATTGGTATTTGTTAATGTAATACCAGCTGTAGCCTCTTGTAGACGTCTATCACCACGTAGCTCAATAATTTCTGCATTGGCATCTGTTAATTGACGTGTTAAGTTTTGTTCATATTGTTGTACAATTAATGCACGAGTTGTTGTACCATCGGCAGTAATAGCACGTTCTGTGTTATTAAAACCTTGAAGCATATTGGTATTTAACTGATTAAGTTGTTGCATTAAAGCTACTGAGTTAGCATTTACAGCATCTTTTACGCCATCTGTACGTGATGCTAGTGAACTAGTAACACTATTGAATTGGTTTGTTAAGCCTAGTGATTGTGTTGCTTGTGATGCTTCAAATTGTGCTGCATTAACAGCTACTGACTTATCTACTTGACCAATTGACTGCATTAATTGCATATTGGCTGTAGCTTGACCAGTTAGAGCAGCTGCTCCACCACCAGTGCCATCTCCGCCAAAAAGACCACCTTGACCATTACGTAGTAAACTACCTAAAATCAATCCACCAATTAGTCCACCACCACTACCAAAACCTAAACCACCATCACCGCCACTCATCATCATTCCACTTGGATTTAATACTTCTGCCATTTTTTTCTCTCCTAAAGTTGTATATTGCCCCATATATTTTGTTGAGGCACCTGTTTGTTGTTTTACTTGCTCGCCTAGTTTTATAGAACCTAGACCGCTTAAACTAGTATTTTTTTCTACGCCTGGTAACACTATTACAGAACTGCTATTGCCGTACTGAAAAGTTATTGGTGTTGAATCTGGTCGATAATTAGTTAATCGAAAATATACATTATCGCCTTGCCTTACTGGTATTTGCTCAGTTTCCAACATATTAGTATTTACATATGCAGTAACTCTGGCAGTAGGGGGACTGGTAATAGATATCACACCATCTTCCGGTATAATAACAGTATTAGTAATATTGTTAACGGCATCTTGCATATCCCACATGGCCGCTCCTATTAAAGGTATCTAAAAAATTTTTAGATATAGATATTATACCTAATTTGCAACAAAAATACAATCAAATTCATTGTTATGGTGCAAGTTATCCACAACTAATTTTTTATATATAAAATGTATATATAAATTTAAGATGTAAAAAAACCCTGCAAAATTTACTTTTGCAGGGTTTTATTTTGTGTTAATTTTTATATGCTTGAATAATTTGTTTACACATTTTAGATCTGACAATATCATCATCTAAAAATCTAACAACTTCAATACCTTTTATGCCTTCTAGCCTTGATACTGCATCTGGTAATCCTGAGTTTGGTATATCAGACTGTTCAATGTCTCCACTCAGTATCATTTTACAGTTTTTGCCAATTCTAGACAAGATCATCTTCATTTCTTCTTTTGTACAGTTTTGGGCTTCATCTACTAGTACAATACAATCTTCAAAAGTTGCTCCGCGTAAAAAACCTAAGGGGGTTGGCTCAATGTCTTTTGACTTTAGTGCATATTCATAAAAGCCTTTGCCCAAGCACTTTGTAAATATATTTTCAAAAGGCAATAAGAATGGCGCATACTTTTCATCTAGGCCACCAGGTAAAAAGCCCAAACCTCTACCAACTTCTATATTAGGTCTAGTTAAAATTACTTTACTGACTTTTCTGTAGTATAACTGACTGGCCGCGTAATTTGCTGAAATATAAGTTTTACCAGTGCCTGCGCTACCAATACCAAAAATAACATCATTTTCATGTATTGCTTGTAAGTACTGTTTTTGTATATAATTTAGAGGTTGAACTTCCTTAAAGCTTTGAGGATTTACATTACGTTGCTGTATTTCAGGCTCATCACCATTTCGGGGTTTTCTGGATTTTTTACCACTTGACATATACACCTTAACAATTTAGTATAAAAAAGACCGGCTATTTTTTACTCCTTTGTGGGTTGATCTGAAGGGGCTTCACCAGCAGTTAAGCCAGCAATTTTTTCTTTTGTACGACCAAATGCAGCAATACCAAGAACCGCACCCATTGCAATATGATAAAGCCCTGCACCTTGTAGGGTAATTGGCTGCCACTGAGTAGTAACAGATCCATGATCTATTGCCTGTAGCAGGCTCCAAAGTACTGGAAATACTACAAAGTCAGCTATACAAGTAACCATATAGCTCCAACCCATCATGGGTCGCCACTTTGTATTCATCCAAGATTCCTTTTGTTGGTCTTCCATAGGTTATTTGTCCTGTTGTTCGTAAATTTGTTTTTGGGTTTTGTACCACGTTTGCCAAGCTTCAAGCCTAGTAATGCTATCATAACAAGCAGCATAATTTTCTACTACTGTTTCAAGTAGTTCACTGGCTTTAACTGTACTGGTGGTTCCAGCAACTCCGGCGGCACCTGTGGCCACGGCATTTTGACTGGCACTGTCGTGGAGCACGACTGCAGACTGAGGCAAAATGCAGCTGCTATCAAGCTCTTTAACAACCACTTGTTGAATAATATCTCGATTAACATACTCAGTTTCTTTTACCTTTTTAATTTTAGTTACTACTTTAGTTTGTATTTCAGTATTAGCTGTTGCAGATTTTTGTTGGGTTATGGCAGCCTGTTGTTCTAGTATATGTAATTTTTCTTGCCAAGAACGCTGACCAGAAAACCAAGTTAAATAAGCTACACAAAAAATTACTGCCAAAAAATTCCAGTTGCGCCAAGGCTGACTAATTCCAGTAGTAACAGCAACAGTACTAAATACGGCTATTGACCAAAATATCCAGTCGGGAACAAGTTGCAGTAGCCACATTAAAGCACCTGTTTAATTTCATTAAAGTGCTTTATGCGGTCTTCTAGACCTAAAAATCCACCATTAATTTTTTTAGTAATAGACTTCATATCTTCACTGTCAGCTAGACTGTTAAGATTGTTGGTTTTCCAAAACCAGCAAGCACTTTCTAGGGCACCTGAAACAGTAGTTAAATAAGCTACAGTTTCTTCTAGTGTTTTATTTATGCTTTTGGCAAAACGTTCATAGTTTGTTTTGCCAGTAAGCTGTATAACACCACGACCGCAATAACGAAAACCATCCCCAGAGGCTTCATCGCCATTACCCATACGATTGGCGTATACACGGTTGGCTATAAGTTCTGGTTTTTTGGCATAGCTGACTGCTTGGGCAGCTGTAAAATATTTTGCAAATGTTTTTTGTAAACCTTCAGCACTGTAATTTAAATTTTCTTTTAGGGCTGTAAAACCTGCAGACTCATGAACACATTGAGCTAAAAAACAGCTGATGCGGCTTTTTGAGTTAATTTCATACTTGGGTAGTAGTTCATTAATTGCCGCAAGCCACTCCGCATGATTTTTATTTTTGGGAATTATGTGTTGCAGCTGTTCTAGAGTAATCATGCTTTATCTCTTTGTGCTTGTATGTGTGCAGCTTTTTCACGTGCCCAGCTTTGGCCGGCATCCCCGCCCCAAAGACCCCATGCTACGCGGCCTGGACTTGGATAACCTTTTTCACCGGGCCTGAAACCTTCTGCTTTTTTGTCTACTTCATGACGGCTAAAAAAACTATGCATACGCATTACTGTGCTTTCAGTTAGGTTATCACCACGGACCAGTTGATTGGCTCTGGCAAGACCTACTGCGGTGCCACCACGATGTCCGTCTGCATGCCAGTCTAGTGCGCGTTTGGCTTCTGTGGCCATGCCTGCAGTAGGTTTATAAGTTTCTGCAGCTTTTGCCCAGTGCTTCCAGCCATCTGGATCAAGCATGTTTAGGTCGTCAAGCTCATAGTCGTCTTCACAAGACTCCCAGCTGTCGCAGGTACGTAGGGCTGAACAAGTTATTGCCCAACGAGTGCAATAACCAACTGGCATGCCTGTAATATCTGCCCAGGCTGGAGTAACTGGCAATTCGCTGGGCTTTAGTGTGCCGCCTTCACCGGATATAATACACTGCATGCTTTCTGGATCAGTTTTGTAGTGTTCACAGTTTAAGCATAGTTGTGATCTGGCTACGCCTTCTGGTACTGCCCATAAATCCATTTTGTCGCCCCAAAACAGGGTATTAGGCTGACGTGGATCTGCTGGACCTAGGTGAGCCAGTTCAATGGCTTGTAGGTGGTTGTTTAAGTTTACTGATTTGTAAACTGTTGCTACTGGACATTCTGTCATTTTTT